TCCGGCCTCGCGGACAGGTTCAAGCAGCTTGACGCCCAGAAGGACATCCAGGAAGGCATCACGAAGGACGCGGACTCCGGTCCTCAGTCTTCGGCTCCTCCGGTCGGCCCAGAGTTCTCCCATATGTCCGACACGGAGGTGGAGATCCACACGTCCGTCAGGGTGAAGAGCCTCGACGCCCCGCCGTGCAGCCGGTGCGGCTCCATCACCCAGCGGAACGGGTCGTGCTATCTCTGCACGTCCTGCGGGAACACGACCGGCTGCAGCTGACGGTGTACCGTCAGGGATGACGGAGCACGACTGGAAGTTCGAGGAGCGCGGCACCGACCCCAGGAGCAGCTCCGGTAAGCCCGGGGAGTGGCACCGCTGCTCCGGGTGCCGGAAGCGCGTCTTCTTCCCGGACGGGTGGTCCGACTTCCAGAAGCGCCTCACCGTGGCCATGGCATGGATGGACGACGTCAGCGAGTTCAGCAAGGAGGAGCTAGCCGACAGGACCATCCCCGCCGGCGCCCCCGGGACGGGGCACGGCTTCGACAAGGGCTACCACGGGGTTCTGGCCGACGACTGCGACAAGGCCAGGGACCTCGAGGCCGAGCTCGTCATGGCGAGCTGACCCCGTACTGTCCGGCCATGGACTACGACAACGCCCGGGATAGGAACCTCTATGGGTACGACGCCGGGAACATCATCGACGGCGAGGTTGTGCTGGACGGGGCCACCGGCGAGTATGTGGTCGTGGACGACGACGGGAAGGCCTTCTCCACGCAGGAGCTCCTCAAGTCCCTGGCCGGCAAGAAGGTGCGCCTCACGTGTATCTCGTTCGACGCGATCGAGGCCATCGAGAAGATGGTCGTGAAGACCGAGGGCTAGGCAGCGTCCAGGTTCTTCTCGATGTACGGGATGACGTCGTTCCTCCTCGAGACCAGGACCCTGCACCCTCTGGTGAGGGCGAGCTCTCGGAACAGGGAGATGTTGTGCAGGGATACGCTCGTGACGGTCACCCCGCCGATGTCCACGGGCTCGATGGAAGCCACCGGGGTGATGCGGCCCGAAGGTCCGACCTGCCACCTCACGTCAACGACCCTGGACTCGCCCATCGCGGCGTCGAACTTCCACGCAATCTGCCCGCGCGGCCGCATGTTTAGATCCCCCATCTCCTCGAGGACCTTGAGGTTGTTGACCGTGACCACCATCCCGTCTATCTCGTACGGGACGGCGTCCCTCGACGCCGTGGTGCTGGCGAAGACCTTCTTCACGTCCCCGGCGTCCCCGCACGCTGTCCCCTCCGGGACCTTGAAGCCGTGGTTGGACAGCCATTTCATCGCGAAGAACAAGGTCTTCGGCAGGTCCTCCGGGACGCTCATCCAGTACGCCAGGAACTCGAGGTCCCTGCAGGCCTCCCCGCCGCCCTTCTTCTCCCGGACCTTGGCCGCGGCCGTGTTCCTCGGGTTCGCATACTCCGCCGCGTACTTCTCGGCGAAGACGGACTTCAACATGACGATCTCCCCGCGGACGGTCAGGTCGACCGGGACTGGTAGCCTCTTCGGGACCGATGGTACCTTCGACACGTTGGCCGTGACGTCCTCCCCTACCTTCCCGTCCCCTCGCGTCACGCACCTCGTAAGCTTCCCGGCCTTGTAGACGAGCTCCATCGACGACCCGTCGATCTTGTGCGTGATGTACAGAGTCTCGGCCCCCGCTCCGGCGGCCCTGGCCGACCACTCGTCGAACTCGGCCTCCGTGTTCGCCTTGGAGAGCGACCCCATCGGGATCTCGTGCCGGACCTTCTCCCAGACGGAGAACTGTGGCGCCGGCGCCCCGACGGCCACCACCTCGTCGTCGTCGGGGGCGAGCTTGGAGAGCTCGTCCTTCAGGGCGTCATACTCTTGGTCCGAGATCGCCGGCGCTAGGTTATAGTACCCCTCTCGGGCTGCCCTGAGCCTCTCACGCAGCTCTAAGATCCTCTCTACGCTCATCCCGTAACGTACGCTTGAGCTCTTCAATCCCTCATAGGCCCTTTGTCACCGGCCCGGTAGAGGTCCAGGAGCCATCATGTCTAGCAATCCCCTCTCGTCAGACGTAGTTCCCTCCTCCGGAAGGAGGACGAGGTTCTCGCGCGTCGCCGCCGAGGTCCAGCAGTTCATGGCCTCGAGGGTCTCCGCGTCCGACAAGGACGCGGAATGGCAGAGGGTCCACTCCTACATCGCCGACGTCCTGAAGGATGCGCACGTCCTGTACGCCAAGCTCGCCAGGCTCGAGGGTGACTTCGCCGGCGAGGAGTCCTCGAACCTCGAGCGTATCTCCGAGGCCGTCCTGACCATCGGTGAGGAGCTCTCTGCCTTCTCGAAGGCCTTCTACGAGGGCAAGTACGACATGCAGGACAAGACGTTCACCTACGGAGATGAGGGCGGCGGGGGAGGACAGGGAGAAGAGATGCTCCCCTCCACCCCCGAGTTCCCTGGGCCCGCGGGCGAAGAAGAGGCCGGAGAGCTCGAAGAGGGTGCCGGCGAGGAAGAGGCAGAGGCAGGCGAGGAAGAGGAAGAGGTCGGGGAGAAGGAAGAGGAGTAACCGAAAGTCTTCGTCCGGTCCGTGTAAACTCGGACCATGGAAGGCCTTCAGGAGCTCTTTCCCGTCCCCGACTGCTGCCCCGTCTGCGGAGGCCCCGCCTCCGAGGAGGGAGACTTTCTATACTGCCGCAGCCGGTCGTGCCCCGTCCAGCTCTCCGGCTCCGTCCGTGTCTGGATTAAGAGGCTCGGCCTTCTTCACTGGGGTGACGCCCTCGTGGACCGGCTTACCGATCCTGACGACCCTAGGGTCGCCTCCGTAGCCGACCTCTACAGGCTCTCCGTGGAGGACATAGCCGCGTGTTCTTCTGGGACGAAGTTCGCCCAGAAATGCCACGACGTTCTCCATGCCAGCAAGTCAGTGACCCTCGAGCTCCTGATAGCGTCCCTCAACATCCCGAACCTCGCCGTCGCGACCGCCACCGACATCGTCCAGGCCGGTTTCGACACAGTCGATAAGGTCCTTTCCATGACGAACGACGACCTTCTGAAGGTCCCGAACGTCGGGGAAGTGACCGCACGCCAGGTCCTTGAGGGCCTCGAGTCACGCAGGCAGTCGATCCTGGACCTGGCCGCTGTCCTTGACGTCAAAGGGCCGGCCCTCGGGCCGATGTCCGGAAAGTCCTTCTGTATCACCGGGTCGACCTCAAGGCCGAGGAAGGCCATCGAGAAGATGATAATGGACTCCGGCGGAGTTTCGAAGGGGTCCGTCGGAGCCGGCACCAGCTTCCTCGTTACGAACGATCCGGACACCGGCTCTTCGAAGATGAAGAGCGCCAAGAAGCACGGTGTCGATGTAATATCCGAGGCGGACCTCTACCGTATGATGGACCTTGGCGCTCCGAGGAGCGACCCCTAATCAACTAGGCCCCTGCGGACTATGGACGAAATTACCGCTAAAATTTCCGGGATCGTTTTCTCTAACCGGAGCACGGGCTTCTATGTGCTGCGTGCCGTGCAGGACGGCTCTTCTGGCAGTCTGACCGTGCGCGGGAGCTTCCCTGGTGTGGCCGTGAACATCGGCCTGAAGGCGAAGTTCGTCGGGAAGTTCGAGGAGCACCCGACCTACGGCCGGCAGCTGGCGGCCGCCAGCTGCGAGATCCTTCCTGAGAAGGGCAGGAACGGCATCATCGCCTACCTTCAGGCCAATGTTCCGTCCATCGGACCCATCACCGCCTCCCGCCTCTATGAGGCCCTCGGGGACCAGCTCGTCGAGGTCCTGGACAAGGAGCCGGAGAAGATACGGGAGCTCAGCTTCCTTCAGGAGCGCCAGGCTGACGCCATCATCAACGAGTGGGCCCAGGCGTCCGAGAACCGGACCACCGCGATATTCCTGACCGACCTGGGCCTGAGTTCCTTCCAGGTGAAGAGCGTCATCACGAAGCTCGGTGTGAAGGAGGCCAGGGACGCCATCCGGGCCGATCCTTACTGCCTTCACAGGTGCGAAGGCGTCGGCTTCCCTACCGCCGACTCCGCCTCCAGGAAGCTCGGGATAGGGGTGGACGATCCGAGGCGCGTAAGGGCTATGGTCGAGTTCGCCATGTCCGAGCTCTCCGCTTCGGAGGGCCATATGTACTGCACCTCCCGCCAGATTCTGGACTACGTCTCGAAGCGGATGTTCAGGGTTCACTCTCTCGATCCATTCACCCACGGCGAGTACATGTCGGACTCGCACTTCTTCACTGCACTTTCTGAGCTTCAGAAGTCCGACGCCGTAGTCTCCGACGGGACGCACATATACCTTCATCGCAACTGGTGGAACGAGTCGCAGTCGGCTGACTGCCTTTCCAAGTTCGTCTCCCAGGAGCCCAGGGAGTTCGGCGACCTTGAGGCCGTCCTCGAGGAGTTCGAGAAGAAGCACGGTTTGGCCCTGTCCGACGAACAGCGTCAGTCATTCTTCATGATGGGGAAGTCCAGGGTATGCGTCGTGTCGGGCTTCCCCGGGACCGGGAAGACGCTCCTCATATCGGCCTTCGTCCATCTGTTCGAGAAGTTCAACCTGCACTACGTGCTGATGTCCCCGACCGGCATCGCCTCAAAGCGTCTTTCGCAGGTGACCGGGCGCCCTGCTTCCACGATCCACAGATCCCTCGGATATGGCCGTGACGGCTCTTGGACCAACAACGCTGGCAACAAGTTCTTCTGCGATGCGGTCATCGTGGACGAGATGTCGATGGTGGACGGCTCTACCTTCTTCCATCTTGTCTCGTCCCTGCCTCCGACGACCATCGTCATCATGGTTGGGGACTCCGCGCAGCTCCCGTCGGTCGGCGCCGGGTATGTTCTGAACAACCTGATGAGGTGCCCCGACGTCCCCCATGTGGCCCTCACCCGCATCTACCGGCAGGAGAAGACCTCGGACATCGTCTCCGTGGCTCACTCCATCCTTCGCGGGGACGCCGTCGACACCCGCTTCAACAAGGACTCCGAGTTCATCTTTCTCTCCTACCCGAAGGATCAGGTCGTCGAGGAGATCTCCAAGATGGCCTCGATGCTCAAGTCCAAGGAGAAGATCTTCCAGGTCATCGCCCCCATGTACGACGGCGACCTTGGCGTGAACAACCTGAATAGGACTCTCAGGGACGTCCTGAACCCGGACTATTCGTCCGGGAAGTCCGGGAAGCTGAAGAGCGGGAGCGTCGACCTCTACGAGGGCGACCGGGTCATGGTAATCCGGAACGACTATGACCGCATGATCTTCAACGGGGAGGTCGGGAAGATTCAGCGGATCTCGGTGAAGCAGGACGAGGTCGAGGTGAAGATCTTCGACTGGTTCGACAACGAGTCCCCGGTCCCGAGGTATGTGGACAAGGTTTTCACCTTCAAGGTCGAGGAGGCTCGGAACGTCCTCAAGGTCGCCTACGCCTGCACCGCCCATAAGGTTCAGGGTCAGGAGTTCGACTATGTCCTTCTTCCGATGACCATGCAGTACGGCATCATGCTCTACCGGAACCTCATATATACGGCCCTCACGCGCGCCAAGAAGAAGGTGTTCGTCTTCGGAGACCCGCGGGCGTTTTCGTTCGCAATCATGAACGACCGTGAGACCGTCCGGAACTCCCGCCTGAAGGAGCTCGTCCACGAGTTCGTCCATCCGGCCGACTCCGGGGTCCTCGCTTCCCCGGACGTATCTGATCTGCCCGACGAGGTGACTGAGGATGTGGCATGAGGCTCGAGCGTAAGCTCTCCCCATGAGTCGAAAGTTCCGCATGACTGTCGAGGTGGAGGCGCCCGACGACGTCACGGACGCGCAGATGATGATGCGCGTGAAAGAGCGCGTTGGCCATTCCTCTACCCGCCGCAAAATCTTGGTGAGGAAGGTGACGGTCGAGGACTCGTCGCCCGTCGCCGGCGTCCAGGCGGCCTTCATTTACGACAGCGGTGGCCATTCCCCCTGCCATGCGGTCGTCAAGAAGAAGAACGGCCCCTGGAGCGAGAATCGCTTCGGATTCTGCGGCGTGGAGCCCGTCATCGGGCCCGTCGGCAGCATCGACAGTCCTGACGGCGGCCTCTGCCACACGTGCGCAAAGTTCGTGTCCAAGGGAGACGATGGGAACTGGTACGTCAGGAAGGACGTTCCCATCCCGGGCCCGAAGGTCCGTGCCAGCCTCGACTGCGGAGGCTGCTTCGACGACTGAGGCCCGGCCGGTGTACCCTCCGGCATGCGACACTTCCACGAACCGAGGACCATCGAAGTCAGGGCTGCCGGGACCGCGGACACCGTGTTCCGCTCGACGTCCTTCAGGGCCAGTGTGAACACCAAGGGCGCCACCGGTCCGGAGGCCAAGGACAAGGCCAAGGAGCGCGTCGACCTCATATGGGGCGTCGTCCGCGATTTCTCCGAGCGCGCTGGCGTCGACAAGGACCATATCAGGACGACCTTCTCCGTCGACGCCGACCATCAGCACACCGGCTCCGAGTACAAGTTCGTCGGATACAAGGCTATGTACACGATGTCCTTTACGGCCAAGAACGTCTCCGAGGCCACCGCGCTCCACGACGCGATCACGAGCATCGTCGGCGTCGAGAGCCCCACGCCCGTTTTCAACGTGGATGAGAGCATCGAGGTCCACCACAAGGCCTTCTCCGACGCCTTCGACAAGGCCAAGAAGATGTTCTCCAACCAGTGCGCCTCCGCCGGCCTGTCCGCCGACTCGTACGAGGTCGTCTCCTGGGATATCGACGAAGAGCGCCAGGTCAGCGGAAAGACTCTCTCGGCCTCGAACTCTCATCAGGCCCTGTCCGGCGTCAGCATGGAGCCGGGAAAGGCGTCCTTCGGCCTGACTGTCTCGTTCCAGTACGCGCTCAAGGGCGAGCCCGCGGTGTAAAATGCCCGCATGTCCGAAATTCGCCTCTTGACCTCCTCCGACGAGCACCTCGCAGATCTCGCCCCGGGCTTCAGGAAGGACGACTACCGGGCCTCGATTCTCCAGAAGATCGAGTGGCAGGGCGACATGGCCAGGCGGTTCAAGGCCGACGCCGTCCTCCGCGGCGGCGACTTCTTCCACGTGAAGGCCGCGAACAAGACGACCATGCGGACCATGGCGATGGCCGCCCGCATCCACCGCAAGTACCCCTGTCCGACGTTCGCCATGCCCGGGAACCACGACATGTCGAACAACGACCCCGACTCAGTCCCCGGGCAGCCCCTTGGCGTCATGTTCGAGTCCGGCGTGTTCAAGCCCATGCGCGACGAAACGTTCGTCTCCGGGAGCATGAAGCTCCGCGTCGTCGGCGTCCCGTACACGACCGACATCGACGTGGACGGCATACACGACCTCGTCAGGAAGAAGGACGAGACGTACACGGTCGCGTTCGTTCACGCCCTCGCAGCCATGGCCCCGGAGGAGCGCATCCAATCGTTCTTCAACGAGCGCGTCTTCGACTACCGTGACCTCGTGTTCGACGGATGCCCCGACGTCTATGTGTTCGGCCACTATCACAAGGATCAGGGGGTCGTCGAGCACCTAGGCGTCAAGTTCGTGAACCTCGGAGCCATATCCAGGGGGGCCCTTACGTTCGAGAACATGGACCGTAAGCCCAAGGTCTCTCTGATCAAGGCCGACTCTACGGGCATCTACGTCGAAGAGCATGTCGTCCCTCACGAGGACGCCTCCCAGGTTTTTGACCTGGACAGGAAGAAGCGCCTGGACGAGGAACGAAGGTCCTTGGACGACTTCATATCTCAGCTCCGGAGCAATGCCGACATGGCGTCCGAGTCCTCCATGGAGGCTCGCAAGAAGGAGCTCGACGGATATCCTGACGATCTCAGAAAGCTAGCCCTGTCCACCCTCGAGGCCGCCGAGGCCGGAGTCCTCGACGAGTAGAGTCCGACCTGATGTCCTACGATATCTACCTGAGCTACTCCGGACGTAAGTCCTACCTGGTGTGCCCCCTCCAGTACAAGTATAGGTACATCCTCAAGGACAAGAGCCGCGGAGACCCGCGCGGGTCCATCTTCGGGTCCGCCATCGGACGCGTGTTCCAATGGTTCTACGACAGGAAGCTGTGGGCGGAGCCTGACCCGGTCGCCGCCTGCCTCGCAGTCGTTGACGACGCACTGGACTCCGTCCTTCGTGAGGAGAAGCTCGATCCTTCGACAGATCCGGGGTTCCGCATGATGACCCGCCAGGACATGCTCCTTTACATCCCGCCGGGCGTCGAAACCATCAGGAAGCTCGGGCTCCTCACGGTCAACAGCCGCGCCGAGGTTGACCTGACCGTCCTGTACGGGAACGACAAATATGGGATGTCCATAAAACTTGGGGGCCGCGCCGACTTCATCCATAGTCCGGACATGCGGGACGTCTCCATCGTCGACGGGAAGGCGAGCAAACACAGGGAGAAGTATGTCGACGCCGAACAGCTTATCTGGTACGCCGTACAGCACTACATCAAATACCGGGTGGCCCCGACCAAGATCGGGTTTCTCTTCTGGTCATTCCCTGACGACCCGATCAAGTGGGTCGCATACGACAGCCAGGCGATGCGGGCCTCCGTCGACCAGACCTTCGACGTAGCCAAGAAGATCCAGCTGAAGTCTTTCGACGCCACCCCTTCCGGCGAGTGCCACCGTTGCAGCTACAAGGACAAGTGCGAGGAAGGCCGGAAGCACATAGCCCACCGTCGCAAGGAGACTGGGGGCGGATATATCGAGAACTCGATGTTCGACCTTGAAGGATTCTGATGTAAGCTGGCCCTGAGAGGAGGACGACCATGGTGGCAGACGACAAGGGGATCGAGGACGTCGATGTTCGGTTCAAGACCCTTCTGAAGCGCAAAGAGACGGTCCAGCAGAGCAAGGTCCAGGTGGAGGCCGAGCTGTCGGCTCGAAAGAGGGCGTTGAAGGAAGCGATGGAGGCCTGCAAGAAGGCCGGGTACGACCCGGACAACCTTCAGGACGAGATCTCCCGGGCCAAGGAGGTCCTCGCGATAAAGCTCGACAACTTCTCGGCAGACATAGACGCCGCCGAGGCCGCGATGCGTCCGATGCTCAAGGAGATCGGCTGATCTTGGACTTCCTGGAGTGCGACGAGTGCCGTGTCAAGGCGGGTAGCCCCATCCTGTGCGCTGACTGCCTTGCCCGGCGATCTGAGCTCGGCCGTACCGGCCACTGTCGTCCTCCCCGCGACGTGTCCCCCGAGCTCGTCCGAGCCGCCCAGGAGCATGACAGGAGGATGGCGGAGCCGTGGGACCCGCCTCCTGGCTTCTCGATAGAGCTCATTGAATCGCCGAGGCCCGAGTAATGCCGACTTTTTCTTTCTCCCCGGACGCCCTCAGGAAGGGCTTTGCTGTCGCCAAGATCGTGAAGCCCATGACCGGGGACTTCGTCCTGAAGATATCCGACGGTTCGCTCTCCATCCTGTCCTCCGACAGGCGCCGGTTTGCGCGGGCTGAGGTCGTACCCGCTTCCTCCGACGCCCCGGACGGCTTTTCTTCCGACGAATACTTCCTTCCGGCCGACCGTCAGGCCTTCTTCGACTCGAACCTGGACTCAGTCTCCCTCGTGACTGGAGAGAAGGGCCTGACGGTCAGGACCGAGGGGTCCGGCCAGTCAAGGCAGGCCTCCGTCAGGAAGCGCGCGGACCTCTCCAGGAGGCCCCCTATGCCCTCACGCCCTCATATCTCCGGGTCCACTCTCCGGGCTTCCGGGTTCGAAGAGCTCATCAGGCAGGTCTCGTGCTCCGCGCTCGTAAAGGAGACGAAGACGGACGAGGACATGAGGGTGAACCAGGTTCACTTTTATCCTGACGAGTCTTGCGCTGTCGCCAACGCCCGGTTTTATGCCTCTGTGGCCACGATGCCTGGGCTCTCTCTCGATCTCTCCGTGGTCAGTGCGGACCTCCCGCTCATCCGGTCTTTCTGCGCCCGGCTGGGCGACTCGGACGTCGTGGTCGGAAGGGACAAATCGCACCTGTTCATCTCCGATCCGGCGACCGGATCGTGCGTCTCCTTTAGCAGGGTTTCCTCCGTCAAGCCTCCTCTGCACCTTGCCCCGGAGGCCGGGTATCAGGTCATCATGTCCGTCGACAGGGACCAATTCGTCAAGAGCCTCACCTGGTGTGCGATGGCCGTGGAGGGGACCCAGAGAATCTCCTTCCGTGCGTCCGGTGAAAAGATGGACCTTCTGAACGGCTCCCAGGAGGTGTCGAGCCTTCCCGTGTCCTTCGTTGCCGGCGCTGAACTGTCCGCCGACTTTCCTGTGAAGACCCTGGGCGGGATAGTTAAGTACCTCGGTGACGGCCGCGCTCTCCTGAAGTACGGGAACCCGAAGTTCCCGGACGTCCTGGAAATCGCCGAGGAGTCCGCCGACGGCTCCGTGCGCGCCCGGCATTTCGTCAGCAGCATGAAGGAGCGCAAGTGAACACCCTCCTTGAGAAAAGGCTGTCCGACGTTCGCGACGGGGTCCAGCACCTCACCTCGTACAGGAGCGTCCTGCAGGCACAGATCGACTCTCTCGAGTCCGACGAAAAGAAGCTCCGCTACAGGTCCGACCTTCACCAAAAGTGCTCTGAGGTCTTCAAGACCTGGCTTGAGGACTCGATGAAGAAGAACGTTGACTCGATGGCCGAGCTGGCCACCACCGGCCTCCGGCACGTGGTCTACGATCAGGAGCTGACCTTCAAGATCAAGCAGGAACCCAAGTACAACCGTCTCTCCATGCGATTCGTCCTCGAAGAGGACGGCAACGAGGGCGATCCTCTCTCTTCTTACGGTGGAGGTACGGCCGTGATAATCTCCCTCGTCCTTCGCATCGCCGTGATGGCGAGGATGAAGATGGCGAACCTTCTTCTCCTCGACGAGTCAATGGTGGCTCTCGCCAACGCGTACGTCCCCCTCGCCGCTTCCTTCATGCGCCAGCTGTCCGAACAGACGGGCGTGAACATACTCATGGTCACGCACAACCCTGAGTTCCTGAACCACGCTCACGTAGCGTACGAGGGCCATAAGGACGGGAGCTTGAAGCTGAAGAGGCTCAGAGTGAGCCACAGCGACGACCAGTCCTGACGCAGAACCAGGATCCTCGTGAAGACCAGGGAAGACATAGAGAAGCGCCTTCGGAAGCTCAGGGAAAGGTATGCTCGCAAGTATGTGGAGGCCTCCCAGCAGAGGATCCACGTGAACTGCGTTCACAACTATGAGCACATGCCGTCCCCCGTTCCTACCGCCCCCGTGCCCAAAGTGCGGGCCGAGGGCAAGATGGTCCCCAGCCGCCGGGTCTCACTCGTCGTCCTCAACGAGGACAAGCCGATATGCCTTTGCATGTACGGGTCCGGAGACCCGTCCGGCTGGAACGGCGACATATGTGACAGCGATGAAGTGGCGAGGGCCTGCAAGGTTTTCACCCCGTCGGTCGACCTCGATCAGGCCAAGCAGGACTTCCTTGAGCTCATGGCGGACGACGAGTACGTCTTCAACAACTACAGGGACGTGGCAACCCTCCAGTGGGTTCTCGGCGAGCGCGTGCATGAGCTGCCTCTCACCCTCCTCGAGCGGTTTGGCTTCTGGATTCGGGCCAAGCTCTTTAGACCCTCAAAGCCGACGCACCTCCTCCCGCCCGAGTCTCTTTCGAAGGACCTGTGGGGTAGTCCGTCACCCAACACTCCGCCTGAGACCGGGCAGGACGGTGAACCGTGATTCTCCTGAAGATCCTCGACCACGACCTCCACAGGTCTAAGAAGGGTCTGGACGCCGTCCCCCTCTGGATGGAGACCCCCGCGAAGAAGGGCTTCCTTCCTGCCGTGGTGAGCTCGAGTCGCAGCAACAAGTTTCTCGTCTCCAGGAAGCTGACGAAGGACGACAGGATCCGTTCCGGAGTCTTCACCCACGACTCCGACAGGATTGACGACGTTATCGGCGATATGGCATCCGCGGCCTACGCTCTCTCCCTGACAGAGAAGTGGCCGAACGTCTTCTCCGGGAAGACGGCGGCGACCAAGGCCTTTGCCTACGTGCAGAGTGCCGCCGGCGTCAGCTCCCAGCCGCACGCATGCCTCGTCCCTGACTCATGGACCCCTGAGGCCCTGTCCAAGTCCATGGGCGGGGACACCGACTCCGGCGTGTACAGGAAGATCTGTAGGGTCTATCCGTGCAAGGTCTCCTTCCCGGTATTCCTCTCGAGGCCGGACTTCGTCGGGATGTACACTCAGTTCGTCGGCGGCAGGTCCAGCATCGTTCTTCATAACGTGAAGAACGGGTTTGCGTTCTGCCCGCCCGCCGGGGGCTGATGTTCGTAGAGCAGTTTCTTGACTGGGCGCACGCCGGTCTCCTGGAGAGCGAAGAAGCTCAGGCGTACCTCTCGGGGAGGGGCGTGTCCAAGGACCAGTGGGCCCGGCATCGTCTCGGTTATGTGGCCGGGGACTTCGACGTCGACCCGCAGTCGCATCCCGGCCATTCCGACGACTGCTCTGACAAAGAGAAGAGGGCTTTCTGGTGTGACGCGTGCCGTTATAGGCAGTGGTCCTCCGTTTGGGAGGAGATTGAGGGCGTCGGCAGAGACCGTGTTGTGGGCCGAAAGATTCTCGGCTGCGTTGTGTTCCCCCTGACCTCGTACTCCGGATCTGTTGTCGGGTTCCAGGTCAGGTCCATAGCCGAGAAGTCCTACGATACCTTCGTCCTTCAGCGCCGCCCTGAGGGTTATTTCTTCGGATCGCAGATGAACTTCCGCGAGATATGGGCCTCCAAGGAGGTCGTCCTCGTGGAGGGACCTGGCGATCACCTGATCATGGAGCGCCTCGCTACGCCGAATGTTCTCGCCCTCACTACGTCCGGCCTGAGCAAGTCCCAGATGCAGTTTGTGCGCCGCTTCGCCCGTAGGGTCATCATGTGTTTGGACATGGATGAGGCCGGGAGGAGGGGAGTGAAGTCGTTCTTGGAGAGGAACGGATCCGGGTTCGATGTCGTCGACGTAAGATATCCTCGCATCGGGCCTAAGGACAAAGATCCTGGCGACTACTGGAAGAGGGTCGGGGACGAGGCCTTCACCCGATACTTCAACAAGGCTCTCGAGCGGAGGAACGCATGACGACTGTTCACATTAGCAATGGCAAGAAGATCAACGACGCGGTCGCGGACAAGAAGCAGCGGGCGGAGCCCGACCCGCTCATCATCGCGGACTTCGACACTGCCAAGACCATCGCCGAGAAGCTCATTCCGAAGCACCATTCCGAGATCGCCTCCGCCAATATCGTCTATCTCTGTCGCAACAAGTCTCAGAAGCAGGGCGGGATTCCCGTCCCCGGGACTGTGAAGAAGGCTTCCCCTCTCGAGCGCCATCTTGGCGGTCACTACTTCGACGGGGAAGACGACGAGCCCGATTTCATCATGACCGTCGCCCTGGACGTGTGGAACGAGCTCCAGCCCACCCAGCGGACCGCCCTCGTGGACCATCTTCTCACCAGGTGTACTGGGGAGGAAGACGAGAAGTCCGGTGAGATGAAGTACAGCATTCGTCCTCCGCAAGTCCAGGAGTTCGCCGAAGTCGCTGAGCGCAATGGTAGGTGGAACGACGGGCTCGCCGAGCTCGGGGACTGCCTGAAAGGCAAGTAGACCTCTCGGCTGTAACATCCTGTGATGCCGAACTTCGATCTGAAGTACCGTCCGCGCCGTCTTTCCGACATAGTCGGTAACCAGGCGGTGGTGCGCTTGCTTCTGAAGCTCGCCTCCGGGGGGCGCCTTGCGGACCGCTCTATCATGTTCGGTGGTCCGAAGGGGTGCGGGAAGACGTCACTCGCCAGGATAGTCGCCAGAGCTGTGGTCTGTGACGACCTCAGGGACGGCGAGCCGTGCGGGGAATGCGCCTCATGCACGTCCGTGACGCACGAGTCGTCTGACTCGTTCGAAGAGTTCGACGCCGCAACCCAGGGGACGGTCGACCACATGCGGTCGATAGTGGACGGTCTTGAATACGGGAATCTGAGCGGCAAGCCATTTGTTTTCGTTATGGACGAGGCCCACCGTCTCTCCAAGCAGGCCCAGGACGCCCTTCTGAAGTCCGTCGAAGACAGGCGTCTGGTCGTCATTCTCTGTACTACGGAGCCAAGCAAGATCCAGGGTGCCATCAGGTCCAGGGTCACGGAGTTCCCTGTGGTTGCCCCGTCCGAGGCTGAGATCGTCGCGAGGATGGACTACGTGTGCCGGTTGGAGGGCGTCCAGTGCGATCCTGAGGCTCTTGGCTTCATCGCTCGCTCTCTCGAGATGTGTCCGAGGAACTGCCTCACCACTCTCGAGCTCCTCGCGCCGTCGATTACCCTCGACGCCGTAAAGGCCCATTTCAGGTATGCGAGCCTCGAGACTCTGGCCTCGATTCTCTCTCGAATCGACTCTGACCCGTCCCTGGCACTCGATGACCTCGATGCCCTGATGGGTTCAGAAGGTCCGGTATGGGTGCGTGACAATATAGTTCTGGCCATATCTAGCGCTTTGAGGACGAGCGTCGGAGCCCGGGCTACCTTCCCCTTCGGAAGCGCTTTCTATCAGTCTCGCGGCAGGAGATGGGCGGATCTGGCCAGAATTCTCGGATCGATGGACAAGCCCATGGCTTCCTCCATTGAGGCTGCCCTGATTGCTGATCACCCGTCGGCGAATGTCTTTCCGTCCTTCGCCCCAGCCCTGGCGGCAGCCCCGGCGGCAGCCCCGGCGGCAGCCCCGGCGGCAGCCCCGGCGGCAGCTTCCACCATCATTCCGGCTTCCACCATCATTCCGGCTTCCGTTGTCATCCCGGTTTCCACCATAACCCCGATCACTCCCGCCGTCACCACTCCCGTCGCCAGGATCCCCTCCCCGCAGGTACACGCTCCCCCGCTCGAGGTCGACGGGATCAAGTTCACTAGAGAAGAGAGTCTTACGACGCTTGACTCAAGAATTGAGATGACGCCGCGAACACAGCCTCCTTCGTCTGCCCAGGGTCCGTCTGCAGAGGTAGAGTTGGACTCGTCGAGGATTCCGATCCCGGATAAGGAGTTTGCTCGTGGCTTTGTCCAAAGGTTCAAAAAAGCGCACTAAGGCCGCCAAGGGCGCTCCCCCTCCGGTCCTCGTTCTTTCCACAAAGTGGGTCGTAGTCCAGCTTACGCAGTTGGGTGAGAGGGAGAAGAATATCAGCCTGATCGTCCGGGCCGTCCATCAGATACTGAAGCGGCGCGAGCTCGAGGTCTTCGTCCCGGCCATATCCCAGAAGGGCTTGGACGACTCGCTCACCACGTGGTACTCGGACGGATACGTGTTCGTCAGGTTCTCCGACGGGATTGTCTACAACTCTCTTCAGGAGACAACCTACTTCTCCACAGTTCTTTCAAAGTCCGCGTTCGTGGACGGCGCCAGGAAGACCGTATACTCTCTCCTCGACGACAAAGACCTTGATCCAATGCGTGTGGGCATGAAGGTCATGAAGATCGGCGGCTTCTCCGAGGACAACCGGGTGAAGGTCGTGAAGGGGAGCTACAAGAACCTGACCGGGAAGATCTCGTGCGTGTACGACGGTGGCGAGGTCGTCCAGGTCTGCCTTAGCCTCAGGTCGAAGCCCATGTTCATGGACTTTCCCGCGTCGTATCTCGAGAAGGTGGACCTGTGAAGATGACCGCCGAGCAGATCTTGAAGCTCACTCCAGAACAGCGCAATGAGCTCGCGGCCAGCATGGTCGCCCCCATGCGTTGCGGCGGGTGCACCTATGACGAGCAGGGGCGCAGGCTCTATATGCACGGCGGGAAGTGGATGCTCGAGGACGGACCCGAGTATCAAGAGCTCCTTAGAAGGCACGGCTGGACATGAGGTCCGTCGGAGGGTCGGAGATCCGCAGGAACGTCCTCGTGGACGGGAACAACCTTCTCCACAGGGCTTACTATGTCTTCGTGGAGAATAGGCTCAAGGAGGGGAAGCCGATCCTGTGCAGCCCGTCCGGATTTCCGACGGGGATAGCCTACGGGTTCCTTTCCATGCTCTCGTCCTGGCTCTACGACATCCAGTCCCCCACGTCCGTCTCGGTCTTCTTCGACGGGACCCCGGCGCGGCGGCTAGCCATGGACCCCGGGTATAAGGCCGGCAGGGACGCTCATGGAATCAAGATGTCCCCGTCCGACGACATGCCGCTCATGACCCTCAGGGACGGGAGGACCGTTCGCGGCGAGATGGACCTGCTCTCCCACATCATCCGCATGCTCGGGTTCGACGTCTACCACGATCCGCGGGAGGAGGCCGACGACCTGATAGCCAGCTTTGTCCACTCCAGGCCCGGGGAGGTCCACATCATCGTCTCCTCCGACAAGGATTTCTTCCAGCTCGTCGACGATCGCGTCGTCCTCTACAGGCCCGGCCACGACGGCTTCTTTGACGCTGAGCGCGTCGGTGACCACATGGAGAAGCTCTACAAGGTCCGCGTTCTCCCGTCCCAGATACGCATGTTCAAGAGCCTGACCGGCGACTCGTCCGATTCTATCCCGGGCGTCCCCCGGATCCGGAAGAAGCTTGCCGCAGCCCTTTGCTCCCACCCGGACGTCTCATCCTTGTACGCCTCCGGCCTCCCTGGTCTCTCGAAGGCCGAGCGGGAGGCCACTGTGTCCCTGAGGGACCGGGTTGCCTTGAACTTCGACCTCGTCGGCCTCGACTCGAGTCTGGACGTCGAGGCCTGCAGGAGGCCCGGCTCCGAGGACGTCTCTGCGGCCAAGGACCTGTGCCGGGAGGACCTCGGAATGAAGTCGATTGACTTCTCGGGCTTCAAAATCGGACCCCGCTCCGCCACCCCCGTCCCGGTAGAAAGTTGGCTCCTCGACATCTGACTGGTAGTGTTAACTCGACGGACCTCCGGCCATACTGAGTCCTCCGTAGAGACCGATACCGAAACGGATACGCACCCGGCTCTGAGCCCATACGTATACGCATACGGAACACTTTCGCGCGGGAACGCGCTGGCCGGAGGCAGATGTCTATATCTCACATCCTCATTCAGGATCCGTCGTCACTTTCGTCCAGGTTCAGCAACGAGAATCGTCTCGGCTATGACCCGGATTCCGAACAGGACCTGGAGGACCTGATCGAGAACCGTCTCGCTCCGGACGCCGAAGAGGAGCTGAACGCCGACGGCCAGTCCCTCGACTTCGGGTCCATCGAGCACTATCTGGATCGCATCCCGCCACGCGAGGCTGACCTCATACGCCTCTACCACCACGACAAAATGAAGCAGGAGCAGATAGCCAAGCTGTTCCGCATCACGCAGGCGGCCGTCTCGTACAGGCTGCACCGCGGCATCAAGCGCATCCAGTTTCTGAGGACAATCCCGGAGCTCGACCAGGAGCAGTTCGACCTGGAGCTCGGCCCGAAGTTCTCGGATCAAGACCGTGAGATCCTGTGGAGGATGTATGAGACCACCTGTCAGTCGGAGATAGCCAAGCAGATGAACCTGACGCAGGGACGCGTCCGCCACAGGTTCTTCCGGGCGCTCCAGAAGGTGAAGGACCTCATCGCCGAGGAGGCGAAGGAGCTCCTGGTCCGAGCTCATATGCTCCGGAAGCAGGGCAGGGACTCCCAGGAGGTCGAGAGGGCGGAGAAGGACCTCGAGGATTCGATCGAGAATTCGAGGTACGGAAAGTACTACACCGTGTTCTTCGCCATCTCGGACAAGCACTTCAACATCCTTCACGAAGTCTCGCTCCCTCAGTTCCGGGACCGCGGGGACGCTCAGATACTCCCGATCGAGTGACCTCTATGACTCCATGACCTGCCAGGTCACGTACTCGTCGCACAGAAGGTTCTTCATTCCGGCGTAGACCTTTTTGTACACGGACGGCCTGCGGCTCGAACTCTCCGATGCGCCGCACCTCCTGCACCTCCAGGATCTCACGAGCCTGTCTTGGGCCACCTCGAACGGAAGTCCGTGGTCATACGGGTATATCTTCCCGGACGGCACGTCCTTCCATCCGTGCTCCCAGTCGTGGGCCTCTCTCCTGGGGCCGGCGGTCCTACTCCGGGGCAACAACGTCCTCGGACTCCAGCAGGACCGTCTCCTTGACCAGCCTGCATCCGATGACCTTCAGCGTCTCCCCGAAAATCTTCGTCGCCCCGGCGAACCTCCTGGCCCTGTCGGCCAGCATCGTGAGCTCCTTCGCCGTCGGCCTTCTGCTAAGGAAGATCGCCACCGAGTTGTAGGCCGGATGTTTTGGACATGACGACGCAAAATAGAGGGTGCCCCCCGCGCCGTTGCTCTCATATCCGGGCGTCGGGGCTAGGTCCATCGGGGCGCGCGTAATGCCGTCGTCCCCCGGGTCGCTGACCCGTTCCTCAACCAGGTTCTCGAAGGGGTCCTTGCCCTTGAAGTCCTTCATATACATCTTCTTGTACGGGCCTCCGCGGTGGTCCCCGTACTCGTCGCACTGCCCGACTATGTAGCTGCTCATCTCCCGCTCGAAGTTTCCGGCGTACGAGTCCGTGTCCACCACGAACGACCACTTCGGATCCCCGCCCTCCCAATCCCATAGCGCCATGGTCCAGGGTACACTTCCGTCCTAGGTTGGGCTTCTTTTCGCCGCCCGTCCGTGATGGGCAGCCATGTAGCCGCAGGCGGTTTTACGTTCGACAAGATTTCCGTCGGCGGAACTTGGTACTGGACTGTGCGCGCGACGAACGTCCAGAGCTCGTCCCAGGTCTACCAGGTGGCCGACATCATATCCCCGTTTGGCAAGCTCGGGGCCGTCGACGTCCCGATCCCCGGGGACATCGTGCTCGAGATGGCGAGCTGCATATCTCAGCTCCAGCAGCAGCTCGCCCCGCTCCTCGCCCTGGTTGGCGCGACTCCGACCGTCTACAGCGTCACTCTCACTGAGGGCGACCCGTCCTCGCTCGTCGCGGCCGTCCCGTTCCAGAACGTCGGGGCTTTCGGATCCTTCCTGACGGTCGTTTCGACCCCCGACTCACCGTGGCTTTCGGCCAGCCCGTCGACCGTAGCCGGCCTGAACAAGAACGATCAGGGCCAGGTTACCGTCCAGATAAACCCGGCTCTTCTTCTGGCTTCCGGATCTCCTTACTCCGGCCATGTGAACCTTCAGGACAACCGGACTCCCCCTACGGTCATCCCGATCACCGTGAACGTCGTCGTCCTCCCGAGGCCTTCGATCGCCGTTTCCCCGTCCACGGTCCCCCTGTCGTACACGATCACCGGGGCTATTCCGGGCGGCGCCGTCGCCATCACCGTCTCGAACTCGGGCCCTCCGAACTCGAGCCTTTCCTTCTCGGCCTCGAAGGTCAACAACAACAGTCCGTGGCTTTCGTTCGTCCCCGTCGGCGGAGGCCCTCTAGCGCCGGCCGGGAGCGCCATACTGACCTTCTCCGTCGTTCCGGCGGGCGTCCCCCTCATACCCGGCGTCTACTCCGAGATCGTCATGATCTCCTCCCCGAACGCATCCAACGGTCCGGTGTCCATCCCGGTGACCCTGACCGTAAACCCATAGGCTCTCTATCGGGTCCCGTGGCAAAGGGTGAGACATGCCTGGACCCAAGATTGAAGATATTCGGTTTTCGTCGAGCTCCGTCGACGACTTCTTCCAGGAAGGGAAGTTCAGGCAGGCTGTTGCCACGACCGGACGTGTCCGCGTCGCGAGCCTCCACCAGCTTGCAGGCTTCCAGCTTTTGGCGGAGGACCGGCTCGTCCATCTCTCCCAGAAGGACTTCTGGAAGCTCGGCCAGGACGACGAAGGGTTCTTCATCGAACGCCTGGTCGACGACGACAGTGGACCTGTGAAGGGCTGAACATGGACGACAGGGACCTCGACAAGATCGCCGCCCGCGTCGCCTCCGGACGCCTGAGGACTGCCGGCAAGATCGAGTTCGTCAAGGACACCGGCCCGATACGGCGCGACATACGCGTCAAGGGCTTCGAGTGGACTCCGGACTCCGCACGGAACCTTGCCAAGATCCTCTGGGCCGCCCAGAGGTCGCACAGCTATGCGCTCGCGGCCTACAGGCTCTTCTCCAAGATGCCGTCCTCCCAGTTCAGTCCGGACGGTCTCTTGGGCGGTCGCGGATACATTCAGTCCGTCAAGGAGATGCGGAACGGTCTCGGATCCATCGTCGAGACTCTCTCGTCGTTCACCGACACGGTCCACGATGAAGTGAACGCGGACCACTGGTCTGCGAGCGGCGCCGAGGATCAGGTCTCCGACATCGTCGACGGCGCTGAGGACGTCAAGCAGAACCCGGAAGCCTTCGTGGAGAGCGAATTCCGCGCGGATAGCGGCGAGGACGGCTTCAACGAGCCCGTCCAGAACCCCGATCCGGAGGACTTCAACCCTCTCGTCGAGGACGACGAGTCCGAGGACGACGAGTCCGAGGACGACGAGTCCGAAGACGAAAACGAAGAGGCCCAACACCAATTCGCCTCCTACACCGACACCGCGATCGTCGAAGAGAAGATCCGCCGGCGTAAGGAAAAGGAACCTGCGGGCGGCGACGTCGGGTCTCAGCTCCCGGGCGGGACCGGGGATCAAGAGCAGGGGAAGACCGTCCCCGAGATGGTCATGAACACGACGACCCCTGCGGGAGGAAACTACGCCTCCGCCGTCGGCCGTATCCTTCGCAGGCACAAGGCCAGGTCTCGGACCGCCGACGCGTCCCTTCCGACCGGCGGGCTCACCCCCAGGGTCGACCACATCGGTCCGGCCGAGGGGAACGAAGCCGGGCACTTCAATGACGAGAACGTGTGGCCGTCGGACGATCCGACCGGGGAGGGCCTTTCGAGCGGTACGAACGAGTCCAAGCAGCTCCTCGAGGACTGGACCGTGGACGGCGTGACGGGATACGACAACCCGACCGACGGGGACTCGAGCGTCCTGAAGATCTCCTCGAGAGTCGCCGCCGGGCAGACCTATTCATGGCTCCCCGGGTGCTCCAACGACAAGAACCTCGACTACTATGCCCGCGGGCTCACCGCAGAGGACGTCGACTGGATGAAGGCTCATGCCGCCCCCGAGCCCCCTCCCGGCCTCGGTCCGCAGCAGGCCAAGCGCGACACGACATTTCTCTGGGACGCCGACTTCTGATGCCCGCCGCCCTCCCTACGGACAACGCCGTCGACAAGGCCGTGGACACCTTCGGCATCGGCACGTACGACTCCCAGAGCGACGCCTCCGGGAACCACGGGGAGGACTCCAACGTCAAGGAGCCCGCAGGGAAGAACCTGCCCGACGGCGGCCCTCCGGACGTCTTCAGCCCCGACAGGCTCCTGAGCTATCCGGACGATCCCGACATGAGGACAGGCTCCTGGTGGACCGGCGTGTTCGCGGCGGCGGCCCTTCCGGGAGAGTCCGATCGCGACGTCACCCACGCTCATCCCGACATGTCCTCTCTTGACTCTCGCGTCAGATCCGTCTCTAAGGGCGGCCGTGCGGACAAGTCCGCCCTGTCGGAGCTCCCGTCGGACTCCGGGAACCCCTCCGCCCGCTCTGACTACTACGACAAGACGGTCACCGGCGGGACTGGCGATACCTGGCCGAAGGAGGACTCCGGGGCCTACGTCAGCCAGGAGATCACCTCGGAGACGTCCCTTCCGGGTGTGATGAAGAACGAGGAAGTTCTGGACAACGGGCTTCAGTCCCTCGGGAACTGGCAGTCCGGGTACGAGGTCGAGGACATATCCGGCCGCCAGGGGTTCCCGACTACGGACTTCTCCGAGAACGTAGACTTTGATAGAAGCGATCTTCAGGACGGCGGAAGGGTCATCGCGTCCAGGGGTAACGATATGAAGCGCACCGCCACGAACATCAACCTCGTCAACGGCCTCACCTCCGACTTCCTCAAGGAGTTCGGGAAGAAGGGGCTGACGAAGCGTCACGTCCTCTCCTTCCTCCAGAAGAAGGGAGAGCCGCAGTTCCTGTCGTCGGACATCATCCGGTGCCTCAAGCTCAGTCATGAGGTTTACGTCAAGGACGTCCTCGACGAGTTTCCCGTCGCCAAGAAGGCATCCGGGGCCCCCCGTCTCGCCTCCGTCCGCGACCGGCTCATCCAGCTCGAGATCGACCACATCACGAACCCCGGGGTATCGTCCGTGTACAGGCGGTGCGCGGCGGATCTGGCCAGGGTCATGGCCGACCTGGAGAGGATCGAGGCTCGCAAATGAGTAAGAAGCTTCCCGACCTGGCCCACGAGGGGCTCGGCGACATCACGAACTTGCTCCACAACCAGAACGTCATGGACCTGTCGTGGCTGTCCGTGGACGAGGATGACTACCGCGCGGCCGAGGCCCTCCCGAAGCAGAACCTCGACATCATCCCGGAGCTCGTGAACGCTCTCCGCGAGGATGACGGAATTCCGCACATCATCCCGATGAGGCCCCACACGATCGTCAACCGGAACCCTCTCGAGAACAGCGGCCAGACCTCGGCCGTCGACATGACGGCCCCGATCCGCAACAGGGTCGCCGCCATGGTCATGGCCGGCCTCCCCGCATCGGACATCGAGAAGAGGATCCGCCTCGAGTTCGCCCCCGGCGACATCAGGATTGCCGGGGACGCCATCCGTGAGGTCCTCTCCGAGCGCGGCCTTATCGGGAACGTGTACGTCGATGCCGACCACTTTCCGAACGCCCACCGCGATCCGAAGGAGAAGAAGTTCGTCGCCGCCTTCGCCAAGGGCGCGACCTTCGTCATCGGCGGTTGCGGCGGCAAGAACGGATGCAGCTGCCATGAGACCGGGATGTGCTCCACGTTCGGCAACAAGCGAGTCGTGGACGATGTCCCTTACACGGCCCAGCTCGCCGCCTCGTACGCCCCGCGCCTCGCCGCGGAGAAGCGCCCGCTCAAGTTTCCTCTCGCCACCGAGGCTTCGTCGAACAGCCCCGAGTCATGGAAGGAGCGCATTCGTGCCGCCTTCCTGAAGTCCCCGGCCTCCAGGGACCCGGACGGCGTAAAGGTCGCAAGGACCCAGCGCCAGGCCGCGAAGCCGTCCGTCACCGCGTCCGAGGTCGAGTCTTTCTGGGAGCGCCGCTTCGCCACTCCGGCCGTCGCCGGAATGCCGTCCGTCGCATACATGAAGTATGCCCGGCGCATGATGCAGGGGCACGACGACTCTCACATCCTTGCGGCGTCCGGATCCCCGGAGCTCGTCCGTCTCGCCTCCCAGTGCGGAATCATCGGCCATACGTACCTCGACTCCGACGCTCTCGGCGGTTGCCGGAACACCCTCGAGCTCGTTCGCTCCATGGCGTCCTCCGGCGGATCCTCTTCCTCCGGACCGGACTTCGTCGTCCGAAGGGCCTCCTCGTGCCCCTCGTGCAAGGACGTCTCGGACGGCGCTTGCTCCGAGCTCCGTTCTGCCTCCAAGCTCGTCCGCGACGTCCCGACAGTCGGCCGTTCCGAGCTCGCGACGGCCCTCCAGAGGGCCGTCCTCCAGAAGAGGATCAAGCCTGATCAGGCGAAGTCGGCTTTCGAGAAGGTGTCCTCGAACCTCTCCACGAACTGGCAGTACATCGTGGCCCAGGTGAACCTGTACCAGCCTCAGAAGGTCCAGCAGAGCCCGTACACCGGCCACAAGCAGACCGCCTTCAACGGCGCTTCCGGATCGGAGCTTACCAAGGCCGAGATGGACCCGGAGGAGGTTCGCAAGACGATCTCCCACCTCATGAACACGGGCCTGTCGGGGAAGTCTCTCCAGGCTGCGATTCTCCAGAGGTACTCGAGGGAGGACCTGATGCAGGTCCCCGAGGTCGGCAGGCGCGCGTCCGCGGACGACGGCGTCCAAGGCCACTACTTCGTCGATCCGACCGCGTACCGGGACTACGGCCGCGGGTGCGACGACGGCGCGAAGCACTTCCGGAAGAGGGGCGCCCAGTACGTCCTCGCCTCGTCCGGGTGCACCGGGTGCGTCCTCCAGACCCATCCGGGGTGGTGCTCGAAGTTCGCCAAGGGCATGATCCGGCAGGTCCCGACCCAGGTCCGTGACAGGGTTGCCTCCGCCCGGAGAGTCCTCCCCGTGGTCCAGGGTCCGTTCGAGAACCCCGTCGAAAAGTACGAGCTGGCGGGGGAGATCTCCGTCGACTTGTCCGGCTCGAAGTCCAGGGCAATCTCTGTGGAGATCTCGGGACCCTCCCTGGACGAATAAACCTCAGGGGCTTCCCTGAAGAACCTCCTACGGTCCTGACGTCCTGGGTCAACGAGGACGCAGAAGGCACGCGAGTCCGGCCCGGGTACGGTCCTCCATGGACGAGTCTCCTCCTACAGACGACAAGAAGAACGGTGTCGTTCTGACCTTCCCGGGAGGTAAGTCCATGACGTCCGACGAGCTCGGAGTTCCGTACGTCGTCGGTCAGAGCGGCCAAGTTCCGACTCCGGAGGTCATCGACCCCAAGGACATAGACAAGGATGTCAGGGATCGAGAGGCCTATGTCAAGAGGCAGGAGCTCGTCCAGGCCATCGACCAGAAAGCCCCGGCCTCAGAGGTCGTGGATCTCGTCCTCAAGGAGATCACGGAGGAGCTCGCGCACCTGAAGTATGAGCGCCGGAAGGCCACGCTCGACGGAAAGAACACCGCGAACTACACGATCTCGAGGATCGCCTCCCTCAGGCAGCTGGCGGACGTCCTCCTGAAGCGCCAGGAGAATGCTCGGGCGGAGAGGCTTGACCTCAAGGGGCCCGAGTTCAAGAAGGTCCTGAGGCTCTGGATGGAGTTCCTCTACGAGTCCATGACCAAGGTGTCCATCGACGACAGCACCATCGACACGATCTTCAAGCAGATGGAGGCCGATATGGCCGACTGGGAGAAGAAGCTCGTGGACATCGGTTAGCATCATGCCCATACGCGAGCCCGTGTTCAGACCGACTCTCGTCAGCGAGATAACCTCTTTCATAGACGAGAAGCGCCAGGCGAAGAGCGGCGGTTCCGACGGGGACACCGAGTTCCTGACGATCATCGAGTTCATCGATAAGTTCAAGCTCCTCCCGTACGGTCTTTACCCCGTACAGCGCTTCATCGTCAAGCTATACTATAACATACTGCTCGACGACGTCGACAAGTCCATCCGGATCACTGACAGGTTCGGCGAGAAAGTCCTCCATGAGTTCACGGAGGCCGAGTACCTCAGGTATCTGTACGACCATGGACGCTGCAACGTCAGGGAGCAGGACGGGAAGCATCGCCGGGAGCTCATCCTGGTCCTTGGACGCAGGTCCGGGAAGAGCGCCCTGTCCGCCATCTTCGCCTCGTACGAGCTCTACAAGCTTCTTCGTCGTGGCTCCCCCCAGTCGTTCTACGGCCTTATACCGGGCTCCGAAATCCGCGTTCTCTGCATCGCGAACGACAAAGAGCAGGCGTCCATCGTCTACGGCGACATGCAGTCGCACGTCGAGGCCGTCGACTATTTCAAGAACAGCATCGCCAACACGACTCAGACGTACGTCCGCTTTCGCACCGAGGGCGACCGGAAGAAGTTCGGGGACAACGGGAAGGCCTCGGTAACGGCCACGTTCAAGAGCTCCATCGCCAAGGGCCTGCGCGGGCGCGGCATCATCTGCGCCATCCTCGACGAGATCGCGTTCTTCGTGGACGACGGGAAGAGCTCGGCCGAGCGCGTCTATAAGGCCATATTTCCGTCCCTCGCCCAGTTCTCCCCGAAGGACCCGAAGAACAAGCATAAGCCCGTCGGCCCGTCCGAGGGCCGCATGATCCTGATCTCTTCCCCGGATGCCCGGGAGGGTTTTTTGTACCGCATGTACCAGATGGCCATGTCCATGGACAAGGCCTCCGAGTCCATGTTGGTCATCCAAGCCCCGACTTGGGAGGTCAACCCGACTCTCTCTAGTGAGTACTACGAGACCGAGTACGCCAAAGATCCGAAGTCCTTCATGACGGAGCATGGAGCCGAGTTTTCGGACCGCGTCCGTGGCTGGATCGAGGACTGGAAGGACCTGTCCGACTGCATTGTCCCGGAGATGCGTCCCGCCGTCCGCGGTCTTCCGAGGGACCCGCACTGGGCCGGGGTCGACTTTGGTCTTTCGAACGACGGAACCTCGATCGCCCTGACCCACCTCAGTGACGGGAAGATAAAGCTGGCGTACCACGAGGTCTGGTATCCGAAGAGGAGCTGGAAGGAGTCGAATCCGCACCTTTCCGCACCGCTCGTCCCCTACGCCCTGAACCTTCAGGACACCCAGAGGCTCGACATTGACGAGATGGCCGGGTGGTTCCTCGCCCTCTCCAAGCTCTTCTACATACACAAGGGCGTCTTCGACCAGTGGGCCGGTCCTGTGTTCGAGCAGGTCCTCCATAAGCGCCAGCTTCGCCAGTTCGAGATGCGGAACTTCTTCGCCTCGGACTCGTCTCAGATGTACCAGACGCTGAAGATGATGATGTTCAACCGCCAGCTGGCCATATACGACTGGCCGATACCCGCCGGTTCGCAGGACGGGGCCGGGACTCGCCACTCCCCTCTCATTGCCGAGCTTCTGGAGCTCCAGGCGACCTCTGCGGGCAAGAACATAGTCATCGTCGAGGCCCCGAAGGTCGTCGGGAAGCACGACGACCAGTCGGACGCGCTCGCTCGGTCCGTCCTACTGGCCAGCGAGTACATACGAGAGAACCCGGGGATTCTTGAGGCTTCCTCCCGCGGACACGTCGCCCAGTCCTCCACGCACTCCCCGCGCTACGGATATAACCAGTTCCACAGGATGCGGAACAGGCTTCACGCCGGTATCGGCGGCACGTCGATAAGGTCCGCCCCCCGCGGGAGGGGTCGTTGAGTCTCCGGCCCGCGGATCACGATTGGACTAGGCCCTTTCCGACCAAGGACACGACCTGGGTGTGCTCTCGCTGCCAGTGCGTCCGCATCAGCAAGGTTCAGCCTCCCGCCCACATGCTCGTGGTTCTCCCCAAGCCCTTCTCCCAGAAGCGAGGGGTTAGCGGTCCCGCCCCCGGGGAGAAAGGCCTGACGTGCGCCGACGTTTACGTCCAGCACGTTCAAGAGTCCTGACGGCCGCTAGGCCTGCTATCCCGCGTTCGTCCTGATGGAAGGCGCCGGCGTAAAGGACACGACTGCCTACCGGATTGTTCGCCAGGTCATGGATCATATCTATGGGCCTGACGAGAAGACGTCCGGGAAAGACTTTGTCTCCGTATACCGGAGCTTCCGGGAGGGCGGCGGCTCCTGGGAGAGCCTGATGGCCGGCGACATGGCCTCAGTCAAGGTCCTCGAGGATGTCCTCGAGGATTTCGTCCAAGCCCGGAGGCTCAAGAAGATCGCCTTCAGGGTAGCCTTTGGACCTCCTGGAGAGTAGGGTACCGCATGCCCATAGTCGGTCAGGCCCCCGCCGTCGTGCCCATCCCGAAGCTCTCCGAGTCCGAGCTCCGGGAGCGCCGGGAGAGCCTTGAGGAGGCCATGGGCCTCCATCGGGCTGCCCTCGAGGCTCTCGAGTCCGCCCTCCCGGCGCTCCTCGAGGCCCAGAAGCTCGTGGATCGGCTTAGCCGCGTCTCCGAGTCCGTCCCCTCCAACAGGGCCGTACGCCTTTCGAGGCGCCTCGGCGTCCCGATTCTTCAGGCCTCCATCTCCAGGGCCGTCGACTCCGTCAGGTCGTCCGCCTCGTCCAGGAGGGTCGCCTCTCAGGGCCTCGGGGAGGCCGAAGTCCTCATCGCCGATCCGGGCCTACTCCGGTGATTCGGCTTTTGACGGAGCAGCGTGAGCAGCCATGACTAAGAAGAAGGTCGGCGTACGCCCGGTTATGCAGGTCAAGAACGACCTGCCTGTCGTCCGCGTTGATGAACAGGCTCGTCCGAAGAACCGCATGACGAAGCTGGAGAAGCTTGCCCGCAGAGAGCAAGCCCAGTCCATACGCGTTGCGGCCTTCGGCGGCAACTTCGGGAACGCCGGCGGCGGCGCCACGGCCAACGCCGACTCCGCCTTCTACAGCCCCCAGCTCTCCACAGACTTCCTCGAGCTCCCCCAGTCCGAGCGCGAGAAGCGCGAGCTCTTCCGGTTCTGGTACACGACGCACCCGATCGTCGGCGCGGCCATCGACTTCCACACCGACGTGCCGATGTCGAAGATCCGTCTGTCCCTCCCCAAGGGGAAGGACCTGAGGCGGAACAAGCAGATCTTGCACTTCTATGAGCAGATGTGCAAGAGGGTCCGCCTCTTCCAGACTCTCTACGACGCGACGCATGAGTACTGGCTCCACGGGAATTGCTTCATCTTCTGCGAGGATCATGACCTCACGTCCGACATCGACGAGGACATGCTTTCCGACGTCAAGGAGGAAGAGATCGCCGAGGTGGACTATGCCGGCCGTGCCCGGAAGCGCGTGGAGCGCAAGAGGGAGCCGAAGCCCGAGAGCGAGCAGGCCAAGGCGATCCGCGAGTACGTTGCCTCCCACTACCGCGGATGGGAGCGCCTCCAGATCCTTCCTCCGGAGCAGGTGAAGCTCGAGGTCTTCCAGTACACGAACCGCGTCAAGATGGAGCTCATCCCGTCCGAGAAGGACAGGATCGTCGTCATGAAGGCGCAGGAGCAGGGGGACCAGGAGGCCGCCCGCATCGCCGAGGACATCCCGGAGCAGATCCGTGAGCAGCTCCTGAACGGCCAGCCGATCCCGCTCAACACGAACCCGTACGACGACTTCCTCTGCTCGTCCTTCTGCTACCATCTTTCGCACAAGAAGTCGGCGTACGACGACCGCGGGATTTCTCTTCTCGAGCGCTGCCTGAGGACTCTCCTCTATCAGGACAAGCTCCGCCAGGCCCAGACGTCCATCGCCTCCCGCGCGATGACCCCGAAGCGCATTGTCTGGGCGGACAAGATGTCCGAGCCGGACACCGACAACCTTCGAGATCAGATCGACCAGGCGCTCATCGATCCGGACTTCTCCATCGTCACGAACTTCGAGGTCCACTGGGACGAGATCGGCTCGCGCGACCGTCTCCTCGACCTCTCGACAGAATACGACATCACCAACAAGCTCTTGTTCATCGGCCTCCGGATTACGGAGTCAATGCTCACGGGCGAGTCCTCCTACTCCGGCGAGCGCATTCATCTCGACGTCATGAACACGATGTACCTCCTCTACCGGGAGAGCATCGCCCAGTTCGTCGAGGATCAGCTCTTCGCCCCGGTGGCGGAGAAGAAGGGATTCTGGGAGGAGGACGAATTCGGCAACCGTGTCCTTCTGTATCCGAAGCTCCAGTTTACGCGCCTCGCGCTCCGCGACAACACTGAGCTGCAGGACTTCATGTTCAACCTGTACCAGAAGGGATCCCTGCCGATCTCCTTCATCCTCGATCTTCTGAACATCGACTCGGACGACGCCCTTTCCCAGCTCAAGAAGGACATGTTCACGCCGAACGACTCGACGTTCAACGAGTTCCTCAAGACCGTCCTGGCGAAGGCCGGGGACGAGGCGGTCGAGAAGACGGACGTCCTGAAGCGCATCGCCGAGTCCGCAGGCCTGAAGATGACCGAAAAGGAAGACGACCGGTTCGACAAGGACGAGGAATGATCCAGGGCCGCAGGGTCGAAGTCCCGATGTTCGAACTGGCGGCGAATCCGACGATCAGGCTCTCGGACGTCAAGAGAGGCCGGCGTAGGCTCGACTCGCTCTGTCCTGTCTGTAAGACCGTTTACCAGGACCTCCAGGCTCATGTCGAGTCCATGGAGGACGACCTTCATGCCGTCCTTGACGTCCAGGAGTCCTAGACCTCCGTCACGTACCGGACTACTTCTTCTCCGCACGTCCCCGGCGTCTCTGATGGCTTTCCACACCGTGCTGCGCACCGTGTACATCGCCAGATCCATGCAGTCCCGTCCTTGACGACTGGTGTCCAGTCGTGCGGCCTCATTCCGAGAGCCCTCTCAAAGGCCTTCGATTTCCTCCGGGCCTTCTGACCCGGACTCTCTTTTCGTCTTCCGAACACTCTCCACGATACCTAAGCTTTCAGTGGGCCTGGACCGTGGAACATGCCCAGCGACCTGAAGCCGTCGGAGAAGGAGGAGAAGGAGGTAGAGCGCCTGATAGGCAGGAAGCCCGCCCCCTCCAGGAAGAAGGCCCCGAGGCGCGGCCCGAAGCACGACAATCGTCGGCGTCGCATGAGCGAGGACGACTCGGACGTCAAAAGCGACGACAAGGACATGTCCCTGAACCACAAGGTCGTCGGATCAATCGCCCTCAGGGTCGCCGAGACATTTCAGTCTTCTTATGGGGTTCAAGCCGGTAGGGAAATGAGTGTCAAGACCGCCACGTACCACGGAGTCGTGAAGCAGGGCCACCCGGACGGTCCTTACCCCGGGTATCGGTCTTACGACAGCAGGTACTTCGGCAAGGATCAGTACGAGTCTATCGTCGCCTCAGCCAAGTCCCTCCTCAAGGAAGACTGGCTGAGCAACGAGTGGACCGGCGGGGCCCCCGACGCGCCCTTCAGGGCCGCCCTCGATCTCGCGATTCACACCGCGGACGACTGTCTGTACCAGTCGAAGATCGACGTCGAGACCTACAACATGCTTCTCGCCCGTGTTCAGGGCGACAAAACGGACCAATTTTCGGAGACCTTTCTCCCCAACACGGACGCGCCCAAGAGGAGTGCCTCAGCCATGAGCAACGCATACAAGAACCTTCTTCGAATCGCCAGTGAGCTCAGGCAGACGGATCCGAAGGCGGCCGTCGAGATCGTCCGCAACATGCGGAGCCTGGTTGCTCAGCAGCAGGGCGAGGAGCAGGGTATGCACCCGGCGCCCGTCGGTCAGCAGCAGCAGGGCCAGCAGCAGCAGGGTCAGCAGCAGCAGTCCCAGCAGGAGCAACAGTCCCAGCAGCAGGGCTACGGCCAGCAGCAGCAGGGTCAGCAGGAGCAGCAGGGCGCCGGCAAAGAGACGGACGTCAAGGCTCTCAAGGAAGAGACGAAGAAGCTCTTCGACGCCAAGGACATCGAGGACTTCATCGAGAGCCTCAAGGACCTCGCCGACACGGTGAAGAAGACCGCCGGCCGCCGCATCGCTTCGGACCTCCCGGACCTCTCTGGTCTCGAGGACATGAGCGATGAGGACGTCAAGAAGTTCCTCGACGAGCAGAAGAAGGGCGCCAAGGAGCTCGAGAAGCACCTCAGCGAGGACGATCTCGAGGCCTTCATGAAGGGTCTCGACGAGCTCTTCAAGGACGTCGGCGAGGCTGCCAAGCACATCAAGACGAGCTCGGTCCGAGTGAACATCTCTTCCCTCGTCCGGCTCGCCGCCTCGAACCCCGAGGCACGCGCCTTCCTCATGCCCGTCCTCATCGCCGCCAAGAAGAAGGTCGAGAAGGCGAAGAAGAAGGGCAAGAAGACTTCCCAGCAGGAGAAGAAGGGCCAGCAGGAGAAGCAGTCCAAGAAGGACAAGCCCAAGGCCAAGAAAGAGAACCCCTTTGCCAAGGGCAAAGGCGCGCCGCCCTTCGGCGGCAAGAAGGCCCCTCCCTTCGGTAAGGGAAAGAAGAAGAAGGCCTCTGTCGGGATCGATTCCAGCGATCTCAACTGGTGATACGTCTTTCATGACCCCCTGCAGGGAAGCCCGGAGATTCACATGACCATCGAGAAGACCACCGCCAACAGGATCCTGTCGAACCTCGACACCGCAGCTCAGCGCCTCGAGGGCCTTGCCAAGTCCGGCAAGATCGACCCCCGCCTGGCCTCGAGCCTCATCAGGGACATCGACGGCTTCGCCGACCGCTTCGAGGTCGCCGCCTTCGGGAAGGGAAACCTTCAGCGCCGGATGGCGAAGGTCCTGAAGCGCGATCCCGACGAGAAGTACATGGAGACGTTCGAGAACGTCAACAAGCCGCTGAAGACGGACCCCGACGAGGAGTTCATGCACAAGGTCGGCCCGTCCTTCAACGCGAAGGGCATCGGGACGTACGACGTCGACCGCTCCTCGACCGTGAGCGAGCGCGACGAGTACGCCGTCCGCGACGTGAGCGAGTGGGCCGACGGCACCAAGAAGCAGCCTTCGTGGGCCAGGGGTCCTGCGGGAAAGAGCACCAAGCAGGGCTCCACCCGTCAGGCCTCGGTCGCTCCGCGCGGTCAGAAGACCTGGGCTCCCTGAGGCCGCCCGCCCTGCCTCTCCGGGCCGGGGCGCAGTGTCTGAAAGGTTAGCCCATGCACAGGATTGCGTTCGTAGACGATCAGCTCGTAGCCCGTGACTTCAACACGGGCGATGTTGTCCGGAAGGCGGGGCTTCGCGACTTCGTCCTTACTCCGTACGTGGGCCGCGTCCTGTACTCGAACCCCGACACCGGGAAGGTCGAGGTCCAGTGGCCGTGGGGCGCGGAGATCGAGACCGCGTCCGAGCTCATTCGGGACGCCTCCAACTATTACCCCGCCCTGTCGCTCGATCAGAGCTACTCGACCTGGGAACAGTCGAGGAACGAAAACTCTCCCGAGACGGTGAAGTCCGACGAGAAGTGGCGCGCATCCCTCGCCTCCCGCGTCGTCTCGAAGTACGAGGATGCGACGAAGCCCCTCTGGAGGGCCGCCTGCGAGGCCTGGCACTGCGGGATGGGCGAAGTCGATGCCTACCTTCGCATGGGCTCCGTTTTCGGAGATGCCTACGGGGACGACGCGGTCAGGCTGACCGTCGCGAACCTCTACGAGCTCGGCCGTAGGACCGCCCTCTACTGGAAGGACCAGAAGCGCCGGTACAAGGTCACGCAGCAGGAGAAATCCTCCGGCGATCTCAAGTGTCCCCGGTGCAAGGGGACTATGAAGCCCAGGACTTACAGGCAGGGCCTCCGCGTCCTCCTCTGCAAGACCTGCGGCTTCACGATTCACCCGAAGGACGTCGTCCGATGAGCTCCCAGATCTGGAAGATGGTCAAGGTCGCCCGCAGGATCGCCTCGAGCAACCCGCTCCTCGCATACGAGCTCGAGCGCTACGCCGTGGCCGTCATCAACCCTGAGGCCAGGAGCTTCGAGCAGAACCTCGAGAACACGGTCTCCGTCCTCAAGTCCCTCAAGGAGGAGCTCGAGAATGCCCTCAAGGAGCTGGACTCGTCCGACGCCGAGGAGTTCGCGAAGTTCTTCGACGACGCCACCGAGGCGGAGTCCGAAGAGCTCAAGCGGATGCTCAAGAAGGTCTCCTCCACGGCCGGCGTGAAGGACTTCTTCAAGGGCCTCTTCAAGAAGAAGAAGCCGAAGGAGAAGCCTGCCGAGGACGACGGTCCCGCCGGGATGGAGCCTTCCTACCAGATGGATGAGTCCACGATGGACGAGTTCGTCGAGGGCAAGCGCAGCTGGGCAGACCCGGGCCACTATGTCGAGCAGGAGGCTGCCGAGCACAAGGAGTTCACGGACGGCGTGAAGAAGGTGCTCAAGGACATGGACAAGGCCCGTACGGAGCCCTCCAAGGGCCTCGTGAACGGCATCCTCAAGGAGGTGTCGAAGCTGATCCGCCACGGCGAGAACCTCGTGAAGGGGATCCGCAAGCACCTCCTTGAGCCGGCCGCCAAGGTCGAGATCACCGAGGAGGGTCTCGGCGAGAAGAAGCCGGCCAAGAAGAAGATCTCCCCGGACGAGCTCTCCATGACCGTCACGAACTACGGCCAGTCGCTCCTCGACGCCGCCGGCGACGAGAAGAAGACGATCAGCCTCCTCAAGGAGCTGTTTAGCGCCGTGGAGCCCTCCATCAAGGAGGATCGCGCGTCGCTCGCCTCCCGCAGGGCCTTCGCGTCCGTCCTCACAAGGATCGCCCACGCGAACCCGGAGCTCAGGCCCGCGCTCATTCCGGTCATCAAGAGGTCTGCAGGAATCGCCTGAGGCCTGTTAGGTCTCCATCACGTGGCGGACGGCCTTCATCTTCAGGATGTCGTCCCACGCGCGGCCCACGTCCGCCCCGCCCAGATCCTCGAGTTCGAGCCTCTCCATCCGGATCAGGCTCTCGAACTGTCCGCGCAGCTTCTCCAGCACTCTCTTCTTCAGGGCCCTCTTCTGCGCCTTCCTGTGCCTCTCCCCGACCCCTCCCTTTGTCTGGGAGGCGCGGTCGACCGCTCTTCGGATCTTCGAGTTCGCCTCCGACACCGCGTACTCGAGCGCCGGCCTCCGGCCCCTCGGCATCGAGGCTGTAGTCCTTCCGCCGGCCATTCTGAGGATGTCGCCCCCGATCCCTTCCATGATGGCCTTGAGCGGGTCGCTGGCCGCCTTCTTTTCGTCAGCCCACCATGTGAGCGGAACCGTCCGCTCCGTCCCGTCCAGCTCCAGGGTGACCCTCGGCCAGAGGCCTGACGTCGGGACTCTCGGCAGGACCTTCCCCTCCGAAAGGACGACCTCGACCTTCTTCACCCTGATACGTCCGATGGCCTCAGTTATCTTGTCCGCCATGCCCCGGCATACGTCCGTCCTCCCGTGACTTACGGCCGGAGCTTCAGAGTTTCTATGCTCCTTATCCATCAGAGGATTCATGGCCACAAAGCGGTATGCCAGCGCCATCGTTGAGCGCACCAACATTGCGTTCGACGAATGGATGGAGGAGCTCCGCGGCCAGAACGAGGGCGCGGTCCCCAAGGACTTCGTCGCCCGTACCGCGAAGACGATCCTCCGCAAGTGCGATCCGAAGCAGTACCTTCTCTCGCACGCTACGATCGTCGCGTCCGTCGACTGCTACGCCCCGAAGGGGTCGAAGACCGGCAGGACGATGAACCGGGGCGTCCAGATCGACGCACGCTGGCCGGACTTCCGCATCGTCCCCGACTGCCACGACATCATCAACAACAACGGCGACGCATGGGAGCGCTCTCTGCTCCTCTCGAGCTACCGCACCTTCATCGGCGCTCACAACTACCTCGAGCACATCCAGCTCCCGGAGCTCTCCAAGGGCTTCATCGTCGACGCTATCGCCCGCGATCTCGGCAAGAGCTGCTACATCGACATCCTCGTCGCCACCGACCGCAAGCACAATCAGCTCGTGTCGGACATCCTCACGGGCGCGATCACCGGCCTGTCCATGGGGTGCATCAGCCTCTTCACCATCTGCACCAAGTGCGGGAA